GTAGATCCAACTCCAACATTTTGAATTATATTAGTTGTTGGATAAATTAATGGTTCATAGAAAATTCTATCTTTTCCTACCACTTGACCATTTATAGTTCTATCCTCAGTCTGCCTTTTCCAAGTTATGGATCTCAATAATAATTCATTAGTAGATATGCCAACACCAGAATATGGATTTGTTGAAATATCGTCAGTAGCATTTATTGATGTTACAGTTCTAAAATCTTGATTTAAGAACGGATCATTTGAATTTAATTTAACATCATCTCCAACTTGAATACTTTCTAAAATATCAACTTCTAACACATCAACATCTGCTGTTCCTCTATAGAACAGAATTGAAGAAGTATCTCCTGGTTTTGGTGCTTCAGTAAATGCTATGACGCTGCCACCTTCAAATATATAACTTTCACCTGGAACTTGGATAATATCATTTACAAAAACTAACAAGGTCGATTGGATATCGATTGGAGATCCAGATTTTGCTCTAATTGTTCTTAACTGCCCATCTACTTTAATTGGGAATAATTTTCTTGATCCATCAAATAAATCATCTAATGGATCTATTGGAAGTAGATCTCCAACAACCCAAGAAGTAAATTTATTACTATAAACTTTATCTACAAAAATTTGAGCCTCTCCGAAAGATGGAGATACAGTTGCATCCAATGGAATTCCAGTTAATCCACCTGTTGGAACAGTTAGGATATCACCAGGCTTGTAACCATACCCATAGTTTTTAATATTAAAATCAATTATACTAGATCCTTGCCCAACAATAACATCAACTTTTGCCTCTGTCCCAACTCCACTTGAAGATGAGGAGTATTGCAATCTCAGATTGGTATAAGATAAAGGTTGGTCAAATACTAAAATTGGAGGTTCGGTGAATCCAATACCAGGATTTATTATTGTAACGTTTGGAGATACATTTCCAGCAATTACTGTCGTAAATCCAACAAAGGTAACAGAATAAGATTCCGAATTTTCAGTTGCATATCCAACATTAACTATGCCCATTTTGGGATCGGTTAAACGTATTTTAACCGAATCTCCAGAATTTATTATAGAAGTTGATGTACTAGATGTAGAAACTGTAACGGAAGTTGTACCAAATCCCACAATTTGCCCATCTATTATCTTGGATCCAATGTCAATAAATCTATTATTATAATATGAAAGTTTATTTAAGATTCCATTATTATTATTAATTGAAATTATAGTTGTTCCCGCAGAAACGGTTTCTATAACTTCACTCATCACTTCTATACTTTCGTTTGCTCTATATCCAGATCCACTATTTCCAACACTAATAGATGTTATTGTCCCTGCTATTGATATTGTAGCGGTTCCACCAGCAGAAACTAAAGGTTGATATCCAAGTCCCCCTGTGGAACCAAATGAAACTATAACACCACCATAAGGAAGTTTAGATTGATTTATATCATATGGAGTAGATGAAGCAGTCCCAACAAAGGTAATTGTTGATATTCCAGAAACCTCATTCAAATAGAATGCACCTTCGATATCAACCGCACCCAATCTTCTTGGTTGTTGGAATATACCATCAATTAATACAATAGAATTTCCAGTTGAGAATCCAGAAACATTATTGCTAGATGAAGTCAATGTGTATGATGTAGTAATACCATTAAATTCTTGTGATAAACTATCAAAAATATAATTTTTAGAATATGGTTCATTTGATGTGTCTGTAACCGACGATCTTAAGAATGTTCTTCCATTGAAAGTCGAGAATGTAGTTATACCAGTATAATCCCTGTCATTTGGTCTATTTGTAATAGTTCCGATTGGACTCTTTCCTGCAGGCGCTTCAATGAAGTTTATTGTATTTCCTACAATGTTATAATCTCCTTCAATTTTTCTAATCAATGATCCTGAAGTATGGAATCCAAGAGTTGTTCCCATCCAAGGTCTTTGAACCAATACTAAATTGGAATCTGCAATTCCAGTTTTATTGATTCTCATAATTTCATCATCAATTCTAATAAGTTCTCCACTAAAGAATGAAGTAATTCCCGTAAAATTCAAAATACTATCACTTGTTTCGACATCGGAAGCAAGGATCGTTGTTACAGATGATCCAACTATAGGAGATTGTATAAAATTATCAATTGCAATCAAGCATCTAGAGTTCTGATTTTTTGCTGTAAATTTGTGGAATGATCCTATTCCAACATTTCTCAATTCAATTGGAATTGAAATAGATTTTAAAGCATTTTCAGCAGTATCTGATACACTAATAGTAGATGAATTTAGATTTATTGCATATAATTTATTTGGAAGAATATCTGTGGTCCCAATTCCAGCAATACTGGATGTTACGATACCGATTGGACTATGAACTCCATCATCAGGATAACTATACGAAATTTCTTCCCCAGTTACATAAAAATGATTTGGTATTGTAAATGTATTATTGATTATGTTTACAATAGTTGAGTTATTACCCAAGAACTCTTTTTCAAAAACAGGCTCATTTTCGTAAGTCAAATTAAATGACTTTCTAATATCTTTAGATGTTCCCTCATATAATCCATAACCAGTATCTATAGATGCATTATTTAAAACTATTTCATAATCAATAGTTCCAGCATTTACAAGACTCAATGCATTTTGGAATACTCTAACTTGCGTATCTATATTTGGAATGGGAGTGAAATTGAAACTAACATCTGTTCCAGATACTGTAGCACCAAAAGTACCAAGTCCAATATGAGTTCTTACTGGTGCATAATCAACCAAATATGCATTATTTTTATCGTTGATTACAATAGTTTCTAAGAATTCATATCGATTATTTGTAGTGTCCTCTACCGAAATCAGATAATATGCTCCAGAATATGGGTTACCATAAGAAGCAATTGTATTTTGACCTGGAGATGATGTTGATCCAATTCCAGTATAATGAGATGAGAATTTGGTATTATTTAAAGTTACCGTAGAAACGCCAGATGAAGTTGTATCTCCTATAGCAACAGTAATACTATAGAAATGTGATGTATGAGCAAGAGAAACATTTGGAGTGAAATCCAAATTAATATTTGGTCCAGAATAGTAGAAATGATAAGTTCCCAATCCAGAAGAAGTTTCGGATGATGCATTAGACATTAATCCATAATCTAAAACATGAATGTCAGTTCCATCATGAACTAAAGAAAATTCTATAAATTCTAAATCTTGAAGATTTAATGCCTCAACACCAACTAAAATTTTTGCGGATCTATTTGTCTTTGGAATTGTTAAAATATTAGATGGTCCAGTTGATCCAGATGTAACGTATTTTGTTGTTGCTGCAATACCAACAACGCCAAGTGAAGTTGAATCGCTACCATCCAAATAGTCATTCATATTATATGAAATATATGAAATATCATAATCATTTACTTCAAAATTAACTGGATAGAATAAAAGTTTCCCTTCATCTCCACTAATAACAAAGTCAAAAGAACCAAGATTTCTTGCTGTATCAATTCTTCCGTATTGATTCAAATATGAATCAAAACTATCATACATCATACTAATGATAGAGAATTGTCTTTCCCCAATAAATCTTTGATCTCTTACATAAGTGATATATTTTTTGAATCTTTCATTTTCAAGCCTAAAACTATCTACAATACTAAATGGAGTAGATCTTGGTGTATTATTAAATCTTGGACTTACATCATCAAAAATCAATACTCTATTTCCAATAGACTCAAAATAATCTTGAAGATCTCTAGAATTGAATATTACTTCATTAGATATGTCAGTAGATCCAATTTTTATAGTTTTTTCTGATGCTAAATCAAAATCTACAATACAATTTAAATCTACAACTTCAACTATATCTGAAAACGCATCAACAGAAATTCCAGAAATTTCTTCAGATATTACAGAAACAAATAAATCCGAATTGGTGGAATCTGAAGTAGACTCCATCTGCAAATCTGAGAACTTTTTATATCCAGAAGTATGATTCAAAGAACTTACATAAGAATTCCAATCGTCATACTCAACTTTAGATTTCAAAGAATATGAGAAATATTGATAGTAATCACTATCATGAATTCTCTGAGTATTATCATTTAAAAATCCGATTTTATCCTGCCACCCATCGATAACAAGTCCCGATGAATTTAAATTATAATATCCATTAGAATTCTCAACATATACGATCTTGGATTTTGTATTTGTTATCTCACCATAAATTTGGTCATCTATATTAAAATTATCTTTGGATATTACCTTTAATCTATCATTTTCTTTATCTATATCAATAACTTTGGATTTTATTTTTCCATTTGTTATGTACTCACCTATTCTGTAACTACCCTTTTCTATCTTAACTTCAAATGTTGGGAAGTATTTCTCTGGTATTACTAATCCATTTGAAAGTAAGGGATAGAAAGTTCCAGGAGTTTCATCTCCAGAAATAAACTCGTTAATATTGAAAGTTATAGATGAATTTGATCCACCAATATTTGGATCTCTACTCTTTACTATAAATGGCGTATAGTTATAATTTGAAGAATTATACCCCTTTCCAGTTGTACCAACTCCAACACTTACATTTTCAATTATAAATGTATCATTTATTTCAAATGGGAAATCAGTTAAAGTACTATAACTTACACCCAATCCAACAATAACATCTTTAGTGGTAGAATTATAATTTATTGATATGATAGGAATTCCATTAGTATTATTAGTTGGAACGACCTTAATAGAAGATCCAGTTATAGAATTGGTGTTTTTTACAATAGAAACATAGTTTTCTGACGATGAATATTGCAATTCAACATCATTTAATACAGTATTGTTTATTGGATCTACCAATATTAATTTGGGATCTGTAGTATAATTTATTCCAGGAGTTAATTTTCTAATATATTCGAGTTTTCCTAGAGGAGATATGAATATAATTTGCGGTAATTTAAATTGCGGTTTTAAAGTTGTATCAGACGGGAACCCAAATCCAATATCATTAATTTCAATTTTTCTTGGTATTCCAATATTCAAACCAATCGGATAAATCAGAGAATCCTCCCCAGCATTTGAATCTATAGAAGATATTGATGGTAAAGATTTGAAGTTCTTTGTTGAATAAGGTTGAATTTTATATATTCCTCCGGATTCAGTTTTAGATGAGGTAACATATAAAATGTTAGTATTTCCATCATTTGTATAAATTGACTCTTCTGGAGTTAATGGAAGATAGCATTCAAAATTTGTAGAACCAATGCCGACTTTATTAATACTATATTCTCCACTATAATCACTATAATTTATCAATACTGCGTTATTATTTGGTACATTTTCACTATCAATTAAAATATCTTTTTTAGTTTGAGATATTTTATCCAAATTTATTGGATTTACTTTATAGTATAATACTGTGGGATCAGAAAATTGCAGTTCAATTCTTGCAGTAGTATCAATTCCAACATTACCATACTGAATAATTTCAGGTTGAGTTGTGAATTCGTATTCGTCTTTAAATTGATTATCTACATAAAAATTCAATTTAAACGCAGAATATAATCTAGATCCAACATTATATGATAATGAAGAGTCTGAAAGATCGAATATAGTATTTCTTCCAGTTTGTAGCTTCAGTAATGGATTAACTAAACCAATTTCTCCAGTAGAAGCAGAACCAATATTTACATAATTTGGATCTAAACTTAAAGATTCATAATAAGAATCGCACAATCTTATATTATCTTCATCTACAACATTAATATAATAAATTTTATTATTAATAAGATTTATTGATGGGGAATTTGAAGTATATACTACTTTTTGTCCCGTAGTAAATCTGTGATTTGCGATTGTTATAGTATCACTAATTGGATTTATATCCAGGTTACTAAATTCATAGTTTCCTATTAAAATTCTCCTATTATAATCATTATATTTAACTTTTACAGTTGTAGTTATACCAATATTTTTCACAAATAAATCTAGAGAATCATTGACTCTCATATTATGAGTAGATGCTAAAGAAACAACTACACTTCCATTTTTAATTTGGAATGGTTTTATATTATTGTAATTGGTTTTAAAACTATGATTTGTTCCAGATCCATTTGATATAAAATACATCAAATTATTAGTTGAAGTTATTCCAATATAATTTCCAGTAGATCCAAGACCAACTATTGATGTTGATATACCTATAAAGTCATTTGATAATGTTACAACATAAACTTCGGAACCATCTGTAAGATTATAATTGCTAATTCCATCTAAAGATACATCAAGTCCCGAACCTCCATTTGAATTGTATATTAATCTTGTTCCATTTTCTATTTGATGGTTTGGAATATAAATGGATCTTATTGGTGCAAATACTTGAGATGCACCAATACCAGGATTTGCTATTGTTAACGTAGATCCAACTCCAATTGTTCCTAATCCAACAGATTCTGATGGGGTAAAATAATATTCCTTATTTGTTTTTAAATTATTAGTTGAATTATTTTGTGGTAAATTGATATAGAATTTTCTAGTATTTTCAGTTAAAGATTCTCCAGTAGTGTATGCCAGTCCAACAGTTCCATCATATGCTCTATAAACTTTAATTCTTGAAGAAATTTTATCTACTTCTAGAATTTTAATTTTTTCATCTCTAATGCTGTATACATCATTTGTTGTTATATTTGGATATGCTAATGGACCATATACATCAAAATATGTGACTATACCAGTAACAGATGTGTCTGGAACACCACTGCTTAAAAATAGAACATTATTCTTAGTTCTTATTTCAAAAAATTGATTAGCATTTAAATTGAAGGTATTTGTTCCAATTCCACTGAAGAATATTGGTTGCTTATCTATTAAATTGTGTGGAGAAGTGCAAAAACCAACAAAATTTCCATATGGATCTTGAGTTGAAATTATTTCTACGTTATTAATTTTTTGACTTTTGTAGAATATATTGGAAACTTCTCTACCAGTAATACTTCTTACCTTTCCGTAAATTTCTTCGTCATTGAAATTTACTGTATCTCCAACTTTATATTCACTTCCAGAAAATGGAACAAGTATATCAGTGACATTATTTGAAGAAACATCCTTTACAAAATTGTAAATTGGTTTAATTTTATTTGGATTTAATATGTAATTGTATCCCGAAGTTTCGGACTCCAAATTATAATGATTTGTATATCTAACAATATTTTCAGTGTCAAAATTTTGCAAAGATAAAGTATTTCCAAAATTATCTTCGGATGGAGTATGCTTATAAGTATTTCCAATAATATATGGGAATGATGGTTTTTTGTAATTTGTGAATGGACCAGATGTTTCAACTTGCCCATCACTTATTGTAGCAAAATATGCATATATTCCATTTGGATATTCTGGAGTTATAGTATATCTTCCATTATGCTGATCCAGATCTCCACTATCGACAAAATCATAGTCTTCAACAAAAAATCCTTCTGGATATAAATTAACACTAGGTCTTTTTGATTTTAAAGACGATACATATCCAGATTTTATTAATTTGACACTTCCTCCAGTTGAAGTTTCATATCCATATGGACCATAAATTGGATTTCCATCATATGCCCATCCAATTATTGGAGAATGGTATGTAGTTTCAATTTCTTTTGAATTTACCAGACTCAGATCGGGGAGATAAATTGTTTCTCCATCTAATACTTTTGATCCAAGTATTGTCTTGCGTAAATTTCTAGGTGCATATAAATGATAATATTGAAGGGATCTACCCAAAGAATTATTTTTTTCTAAAATTCCATCATCTTGAGTTATTGTATCCTTCTTTATTAATTTTTCTACATTATTAACAGTCCATTTTTTTGAATTAAATTTAAGTTGACATTTTCCACCGAGAGTTGAAACTTGTAAGGTTGTTTCTCCTTTAATATATCCATACCCTCCATTTATAACATTAACATCAACAATAGAACCATTTTCTACTACTGGGGTCAATATTGCTCCAGATCCAGTAAGAGAATAAATTACAATTACTGGTGAATCATCATAATTTGATCCACTATTTTGTATATTAACTCCAATTATTGCACCATTAGAAACTATTGGGAATAATTGAGCTCCCCTTCCGCTTTCAAGGCTATATGAGGGTTGTCTATTATAATTTAATATTTCTTCCGAACCATAATAATCACCACCATTAGCAACAAAAATTGAAGTGACATTTCCAGTTATAATTGGAGATATTACAGCATTAAAATCTTGTCCGCTTAGCGTTGAAATTCCAATTTTTCCAGTTATTCTGGCTTCTATTGGTGGATAATTGAAGTAATGAACCCCAGATCCTATAGATGAGAAATTTACATATTCCCCATTATTGATATAATAATTTGAAGCAGTTGTACCAACTCCAACAGAAGATAATTTGAACTCATTATCATCAATTTTTGTCACATAATACGATGATGCAGAAGTTAAACCACTTATTGGAGTTTCTGATGCATTGTATACTACAACTTCTCCAGTTTCATATCCATGATTGTTTATTGTTATATTATTTGATATTGTACTTATTCCAGAAGAAGTTGCTTGAATCAATCTATTTTTATATCCTTCCCCATTATTTTCAATGACGAATCTTTGAATCTTCTTTTTAGTAGAATATGATTCTATGGAGTGTTTTCCTGTTCCATAAGAAGTGATATTTACAGTGTTTATTCCAGATATTGCATCTAATTCTATATTATGGATAGTTATAGATTTTGCATTTAAAGTTTTTATATAGTAAATTGAATTATCAATTAATCCTCCAATTGCAGTTTGATTAAATGCACGGTAAATAACTTTTTCGTAATCTCTGAATTTGTGATCGTCGGAAAATGTTATTACATTTGTAGATAAATTAACATTATTGGAATCTTCGGATTTGAATAATTCTTCATGTTTGAACGATGCCAACTCAGCTCTAACTAAAGCTCCTTTTCCACCACCTCCAACTATATCGACAATAGGAGTATCAATATAATCAAATCCTGGATCTATTAATTTTATCCCAGTCAGAGATCCAGCAACACCAACATATCCCTCAGCAAAATCATTAGTTGATCTTTGAGGGTCATTTTTGTCAGTAATTATTAATGTAGGGGGATTTACTACATTATAGTCATTACCACCATCCAAAATATCTACACTTTCAATTTCACCATAATAAACTGAATCCGAAGACTTATAATTTAAGATTTCTACACCATTAATCAAAATACCTGTATTTTGGTTTGGTTGAGTCTCATAAAAATCTAAAGAATCTCTTTTTTGCAGTTCTGGGATTTTTTTCAATAATTTATATGGGACAAAATTATTATCATAGAATTTTTCTAATACAATCGTGCTATTAGTAACATTTCCAATTAAATTTATGAATTTATTTACATAAATTGCAGATTTGCTTCTAGATAATTTTATTTTTGATGAACTTATTGTCGTAACATAATATAAACCAAAGTCTATATTTAAAGTATTACTTGAACTTTGTGGAATGTAATATACAGCATCTCCAGTTAGGAATGGATGTGCCCCAATCTCAAGTTCTTCTCCGTCATAATCACCACTAAAAGATACGGAGTAGTTTTTTATGTCAAGTGTTAAATTTGAATATGAAGGTAAAGAATTGGATGTGATATAATTATCACCTTGATAGAAGTCATAATATACATTTGTGACATTTGAAGTCACTTGATCTATAAAAGAGTCACCAGTATTAACATATGATATCTGTCTTTCTACATAATAACTTCCAGTAAGATCTATTGCCCCCTGTTGCGATTCTACAACTAAAGACCTTTTATTGTTTAATGATGTAACCTTAAGATCGTTTTTGTTTCCTTTAGTATCATATAAAACTAAACTATCACCAACGTAAATATACGAATCATCATAAAGAGTAATAGAATATGAAAAATTGGAAGAATCTACAAGGGTTATATTTTTGATATTATAATAAATTGAATTATTATACAACCAAGATGTATGAACTGCCCTATTACCAGATAACCCAATATTATCAATTATAACAGGATCATTTTTTGAATATCCTCCAGTTGGGTTTAACAGAATGGAATCTGAAATCACAGAAGTAATTTTAAATTCAATTTTATTGTTATTTAAATCGTACCCATAACAATAATTGCTATCTTCAACATCACTTCCAGATGGAATATCAAAAGTTATTCCAGAACATTCTAAAAATTGATTAATATTTCTGTCGTAATATGATATTAATTTGATAGTACCATCAGAAAGTTTAATTAATAATTCACCTTCATTTGGGAATCCAATAGTGGAATCAACTGTTATGAAGGTAGAATTTTTTGTTATATTTGATGTTACTTTTGTTTTTGGACTTACAATGAAATTGCCATATATCGTTCCACTGGAAATATTAATATCTCTAGTATAGTCATTATCTAAACTGATCTTATAGTAGGTTTTATCTCCTCTTTTTATTTCCTCAGCATCCAATACTGTAGCAAAAGATTGATTGGATGAATTTATTTTATTTTGATATATGGTTTTTCCAACAAGGTTTAAAATATCTCTATTATCGCACTCTACGACTAATTGCTGAGATCTACGATATTTTGATGCTGATGGAGATATTACGTTATCTGAAGGTCGTAATACTTGTACCTTTTCTCCATACAAAGCATTGAAAAGAATTGCAAAAGATTTATCAGATCCTTTAGATGAATAAAAATCTTTTACTTGTTTAATAAAAAGTTTTTCATTAACGTTTTCATTAAGTGGAACCCCTTCAAATCCGGGAGCAATTTGCTTTTTCAGTTTATATAAAAATTCATTTAAAAATAAAGCACTCAGATTTAAAATCGAACTGCCATCAGAGTGTGAATCTGAATTACTAGTGGAAAAAATTAATTTATCATTTTTTCCGTTGAGATCAGTTACCCCACTAAATCCTCTAATACATTCTTCAAAACTATTGTCAGTTTTGGATTTATATGTAATGATTTCATTATCAATTTGTATTATTCCATACTTATCTGGAAATCCTATCGTCGATGCGACTAAAATGGATGTATCGAAAAGATCGATATCTCCAATTAAATTGGTAGATTCGGATACATCTTTAATATTATCGATTTTTGCATATCGATCAATATTATTCAGTATATCCGATGGACCACCTGGTATTTCTAAAGATTTATAATACTGCGATAAAAATTCAGATACGAGAGGAAATTCCTCCGTAACAAATGCTGGAAGTTGATTTTCAACAATTTCGCTGATATTAACTCTTGAATTTACCATATTATTTTAATATTTGTGGTCCGTTTGGATAACTTGAAGTTACTAGGTATGTACTTCCAGAGGAATCTGCCCCAGAAGAAATATCATCAGGAAGTATAGTCAATTTACTTCTATTAATATCTATCTGCAAATATAAGTCCTGTAATCCGATAACATCATTGGATCTTGGAATTGCGGAAATCATAATAACTGGTTCCCCATCTTGCAACATTTCAGTAGAAGTTATTGCAATAGATTCCAAATATATTTCACCCGTTTCATAATTAACTTTACCAACCTCATTAAAATAATTTGAGGTTTCTCCATCAAATAAAAATATTTTTCCTGTTACTGGATTATCAATATTTGGCACATCAAACAAATAAACGAGATTATTAAGTCCCTCTATTTTAAATCCAGATGATTTTATATTTTGTCCTTGAATATTCTTCACATGAAATGCATTTCCAAAACAAATTTCATAATTTCCAATTGCATTTACATCAACTTTAAGATCTCTTCTCATTGAAATCCTAGTGATATTTGAAGTTATTGCCGAACTGCTATCATCTACCAATTTTAAGAATTTGCTGTATTTAAATCTTGCTCCGTATCTATTAACTTCACTAGACTTAGTATATTCTAAAATATTATTATAAACTACATTTGTTACCACATTCTCATTTGATACCATATTTTTGTTATAATAAACTGTGGTATCATATTCAACATGTAGATACTTCAGATCCATAAATTCTGGAACAATTCCAGCAACAGAATATTTTCTTAATTCAGATCTAATGAAATCCTTACTTGCAGAAGAAAGGTAATATCCATTTGTAGGTTTAATTGCAATATAAACTCTTCCATATTTTGGTGGATCGAGAGTTTCCCCACCATAAACAGAAATTGATTCAGTTTCTGGATAGATTTGTGGGATCAATGCTTCATAATCATTTGCAGTGACCGCTCTATTTTGTGTAGAGTAAATCTTCGGAGCATATTTTTTAATATAACTTACAGATTCAATTGGTTGCCCTCCACTTGTTGGACCTTCTGAAGTGACAAAAGAGATTTCTGAATTAACAA